GAATTGTCTATGCGAGAGTTATCTGAGTCAATCAAATTTAACAGATGCGTCCGAATGCTGGTGCTTTGCATAATGGACCATTATCGGATCCAAGGAGGGAAATAAAGGTAAATAATTCATAAGTGGCGAATATATAAATAATTTAAGAAGTTCATTAAATGCAACTATAAGAAAAACAGCTAGATATGAAAATCTAATTGATGAATTTAAAGAAGCAATGAAAGGTTGCAATCTCAAAAATTATGAATATATTCCTCACGGAATTGATTGTAATAATAAATCTATTGTTGCTTGCTTCAGCGATTTTCACTACGGTTATAAGATTGATAATAGTTTTAATAAATATGATACAGAAATCTTTAAAGAGAGATTTGATAGATATATATCACGAATTATGGATATTGGTAAACAACATAATATTGGGAAGATATATGTCTTAGGACTCGGAGATTATGTGAGTGGCGAGATCCATCAAAGTTTGGCAAATCAGAATAGTATTGATGTAGTAAAACAAACTCAAGAAGTATCAGAACATATTGCAGATGGATTATATGCTTTAAGTTTGGCATTTAATAATGTTCATTTTTATAGTGTAATCGGCAATCATGGTAGAGTTAATCCTTCAAAACCTGATAATGTTTATACTAATAACTTTGAAAAGATCATTCCTTGGTATGTAAAAAGTAGATTATCTGAAGTTAAAAACATTAAGATTCATGATAACACTATTGATGAAGGTATTGGGATGATACATACAAATAATTCGGAAATAGTATTCACTCATGGTGATAATGATGGACTTTCTAATATTGTTGCTTCTCTTTCACTAACACTTGGAACTATAATGACAGACGTTTTTGTAGGCCATAAACACCATTTTCAAACAGATGTTGTTAATGGAGTTAATGTAATCATGTCTGGGAGTATTTGTGGCACAGATGAATATGCTAAAAATATTCGCAGAACTGGTGTAGCATGTCAAACTGTAGCAATATATAATAATTTAGGTTTAGAGTGTTTATATAATGTTGTACTTTCATAAAAATTTAAAGATAGAGTGAGGATTAACTTATGAGTCTATTAAGCAATTTCACAACTGGTTCTATATATGAAGAAATGTATAAAAAGCTTTGGGAAGATAGACGTATCCTATATCTAAATACAGATATTGACGATAATACGATTGATTTAATTGCTACACCAATTCTTCTACAAAATGAACTAGAAATAGATATTCCTACTGAAAAATTAAAACCTATTACTCTTTGGATTTCGTCATATGGCGGTAGTGCAGATGCTTGTGCATTTTTAGTAGAGGTAATTGAGAAATCCAGAATTCCTGTTAATTGCAGGGTTTTATCTGTCGCTGCAAGTGCAGGATTGTATATTGCTATCGCATGTAAGCATAGAGTCTCAAGTTCTAACTCAATTTTTCTATTGCATAAAGGATCAATCTCTTTGGGTAGCACAAGTGCTGGTGAAGCAGAAGATATTATTGCATTTTATAAGGATGAAGTTGGTAAGATTTTTGATGACTTAATTCTTAGACGGACTAAAATTACTCCTGAAGAGTTGAAGATGATTAAACGCAATGAGACTTATTGTTTAGCAAAAGAAGCATTGGAATTATACGGATTTATTGATGAGATTTTGTAGATTTAATAGCAATATTTACATTAAAATAATAAATAAAGGTGGATAAGTATAGATGCGTGTATTTAAAAATGAATCACTATGGGATAAAGAAACTCAGGATTGGGTTGAATATTTCTTTGTAGATAGCTTAATGGTATCCTCTGAAGAGTTTTATGAACAGGTTGCATGTGAAGAACTTGCCACTGAAGAAGATGAACCTTTAGTTATCCAATGTGATTGTGAGGATTGCGTAGAACAACGTAGACTAGAGTCGGAAGAACAAGAATGTGAATGTAGTTGCGATAGAGATTGTGAGAACTGCGATAGTGAAGATAGAGAAACTGACTACTCGGATTGTGAGTGTGATGAGTGCAGAACTCAACGTCATGAAGATATTGTAAATGAAGCTGTTGGAATTGCATTTGATAAGATTATGGAAGCAGAAGGATGTCCAAATTGTATTGTTGATGCTTTAATGGAATTTAGTTTAGAAATGAAAAGACTGGGTTGGTCTGATCATAAGGATTATATTACGGAATGTAATTGTTAGTGATTAATTTATAGGTGTTTTAAGTCCTTCATCTTGTTTTGATGAAGGACTTCGTTATGTCTATAAACATGAATAAAAGGATGTGAGAAATATGGCGGTACGTCAAAATAAAACAGTTACTATAAAAAAAGCTAGTCTCCCTAATATAACATGTATGATTTGCAGTAAGATAAAAAAACCTGTTGAGTTTTATACGTCCAAAAGTGTTTTTCATATTGGTACGGGTAAAGTTCCTTATTGTAAAGTATGTTTAAAAGATATGTCAACTGATGAAAAGGGTAACATAGATATGGATAAATTTAAAAAAGTGCTAGAAGAAGTTGATAAACCTTTTTTATATGACGTTATTACTTCTTCATATAAACAATCAGATGGTTCGGCAAATGGGACGGATGTAATAGGAATTTATTTTAAGAATATATGTTCTTTGCCACAATATAAAACACTAACATGGGGAGACTCTGTTTTTCTTGATCAATATAGTAAACAGGAACCAGATACGGGTGCAAAGCATAACACACAAGATAATGATAAATTTGACTTAGAGATGTTACAAGATAAATATGGATTTGGTTATCCTGATGAAGAGTATTACCTATTTGAAAGAAAGTATCAACAACTTAAACCTAGCGTAAAGGTATTAACTACTCTCCATGATGAATTTTTCAGAGAATATTGTGTTAATAGAGTAAAAGAAACTTTAGCAAAATCAACTGGTAACTTTAAAGAAGCTAAAGAATGGGCTTCCATGGCAAAAGACGCTGCAACAGCAGGAAAATTGAATCCTAGTCAGATGAGTAAATCGGATTTATCTGGAGGCATGGATACTTTTGGTCAAATGGCTAGAATGGTTGAGGAAACACCTAAAGGGGAATTGCAAAATATTCTTCCTAGATTCACAGAAAGACCTAAAGATAAGCCAGATGTTGTTCTGTGGTGTAACATCAACTATGTAAGAGATTTAAAAGGACTACCTGCTTGTGACTATAAAGAAATATACAAGTTTTATGAAGAAAGAAGAGAACAATACGAGAGTGGTATGGTAGATAATGATTTAAATGAAGCAGATGATAATGATGGCTAAAGTTTTTCAAAAAGATAACTTTAAGTTTAATCATGAGTCTTCAAGGACAGACATTTATAATCCAGATTTTTTAAGTGCAGTCCAGACAGATACCAATAAAGCATTGTCTTTTGAGGATAATATAGATAATTGGATTGAGTTTATTCAATGGAGTAAGTGGTTCCCTGATCTTTGGTTTGATTTAATTACTCCCCCAAAGGGTGGAATGAGATTAGATTTAGACCAACGGGTGTTTTTAAGATGTATGAGTAGATTTTTAAGTACATATGCTGTATTCCCTCGTGGATTTGGTAAAACACTATTAGAGATAATGAGTATATACCATACTTGTATATTCTTTCCTGATATTACTATTTCAATGTCTGCTCAAACTAAAGAAAATGCTTCTTCTATATCGGAAGAAAAACATAATGAAATAATGAAGTTTTTCCCATTGATGAAAAATGAAGTATCTAGAGCAAGTTTTGCCAATGACAGTGTAGAAGTAATTTTTACATCTGGAGGAGCTTATTCTATCCTTGCTAATAGCCAATCTAGTAAGGGGCAACGTAAGAGAAGGTTGAATATTGAGGAAAGTGCCCTCTTAAATAATGAACTTTTTAAAGATTCATTAGAGCCTGTTGTAAATGTTCCTAGAAGGACTATTGGAGATTTAAGCACAATTAATCCATACGAATTGAATGGTATGATTAACTTTTTAACTACTAGTGGATATCGTGGAAGCGATGAGTTTATAAGAAGCTTGGGTATGATTGATGATATGGCTGAGCTAAAAGGTAAAATTGTAATTGGTGCAAGTTGGGAATTACCTTGTCATTTTGGTCGTGGTGAAACTCGATCTCAGATATTAGCAAAGAAAAATGACCCTACGACTTCAGCAGTATCATTCGCAAGAAACTATGAGAGTAGATGGGTTGGAGCTACTGACGGTGCATTAGTTAGTATCAATAAACTTCTAGAATTAAGGACTGTACCAATTGCGTCAATACATCCACGTAAAAACAGAGAGTATTATTTAGGTTGTGACATAGCACGAAGTCAAACTCAAAATAATAATAAGTCTGCATTTGTTGTTGGGGAAGTAGAAAGAAATAGCAATGGCACAATAAAATCCGTAGTAATTTGCAATATAGTTCTTCCTAACAATGGCACAAATTTCAATGACCAAGCTATGATAATTAAAAGAATAGATAAAAATTATTCCGCAAATGTCAGTGTAGTTGATACAAATGGTGTAGGCCAAGGGGTTTGCGAAGAACTAATGAAAGAGACATCAGACCCCCTATTTGATGACCCGTATGAGAGTTGGGACACAATTAATACTGACGAGATACCACAGAATGAAATATCACCTAAAAAGATATTTGGCATAAAAGCGCAAGGTATTCAAACAGATATTATGACTAATTTTATTGATTTTGTTGAAAGTGGAAGGTTGAAATTATTAGTACCTAGTAAGATGGTTGATATCCCAGATAAGATTAAAAACGAAAAAGAGATTGTACAAATTAAAGCTGCTCATTTTCAAACAGACCAATTAATTGACCAAATTGCAAACTTAAAACTTGTGCAAAAATCAGGTGGTAAATTAACAGTAGAACAAGTTGTAAGAAAGACAGATAAAGATATTTTTTCGGCAGTTGTCTATCTTTTATACTATCTTAAAGTATATGAAGATAAAAAACAAGAAGAAGTAACTGAAAACCCAATTCAATACTTATTCTTCAATTAACACCCCTCAATGAAAGGAGGTTGCAAATTGTCAAGACGCAGAAATAAAAACAGAACATTTACGTCTCCCCCATCTAACAATTCCACACCACCACAAGAATTAGACCCAGAAGATTTAAGAAAATTTAGTCAAGCAGTTGGGAATAATATAAATAATAATCCCTTATGGATGAATGAACTTCTAAAACAACAAACAACATCAAGTTATAAATATAAAAAATCAGATATTATTAAAATGACACAAAGTCCTGCTAATAATGAGAAGCAATTAAGAGAAGTTGCAATGTATTTATATAATACAAGCTCATTCTTTAAAAGGATTGTGTATTATCTTTCTTCTATTTGTACATTAGACCATATGATTATTCCATACAATATTTCTGAATCTGATGTTAAATCTACTGTATTTAAAAAAGCTAAAACAAAAGCTTATGACTGGCTTGATTCCTTTGATATTAAAAAGGAATTTTTATCTATTATGCAAGTAATTATTCTTGAAGACATATTTTTTGGGTATAAAAGAACCTCTAATACATCAACTACATTACAAAGATTACCTTCTGCATGGTGTAGACTTGTTTCTAAAACAGACATAGGATTT